CGCCTCCTCAACCCAACGATTCAGAGAGCAATAATAGCAGGCAAGATTGACGACACAGAGGAGGGGGAAGGACAAAGGATGTCCCATGAGCTGGCGATGGCCAGGGGACTGTTCATACGTTCCTCCCCCATACTTCTCTGGATAGGTGAGACGAGCCTGCATAAAAGAAAGCCAGACGAGGTCGGGGTCTGCAAGCCCCGTAAGCGGCTCAAGGGCAGCCATTGTGGCCCAGCCCTCTAAACGATCAGTAGCCGCCTTATAGTCCACGGACACCCATTTGAAGTCACTGTTTGGCAGAGCATCTCGCATGGCCTGTATGGCCGGATATAGATCAGTCTTCAACATCGAAGATGCGGGATGTTGCTTCCACGCAGACAACATCTGTCCCTGAGCAGGTTGGATGGCCGAATACAAAAAGCCATTACCCTTAGTGATGGTGCGGAACTTGGATGGCTCAGCAATAAGCTGAACCTGAACTGAAAGGAGAGACTCATCAAGACTATCCCGCATCCTGCGGGTTTCCGCCAAAGCCTTCTCCAAACCATCAACACGCCAATCGCTCAAAGCCTTCTGAAATTTTAGATGGTAAAGACCATCAAGGAGGTCATTAGCTGGGACAGGAATATCTTTAAGATCTGGAGCCACAAATGGCGCAAACAAGCTTGACGCACCCCCCTCACGGCGGGTGGCTTGCAGGCAAGCGCCACTACTCGGCATGAACTTAGTAGGAGCTGGAATACAGCTGAAGACCTCCTTGGAAGTCTCCATAATCACTTGCTGTAGATCTTCAGGGGCCCTGGCGGGCTTCCTAAAACATACCAACAGCTTATGCTCCTCTATAGTCAATTGGGCACGTTTCTCACCAAGGGGAGGCCATACTCTTTTGGCCTCCTTTAAAGATAAGAAGAAACAATCGTCAGTTCGGGCCAAAGCCCTCCTGATGAAATTACGTGTCCATCCAGAAAATAGCGGGGAGTTACAAGATGGATGTGCCATCAGCCATTCGGGCTTGGAGGGTAATTCCTCCGATTGAAAACAACGGCACACGAGACATCCCAGATGATATTTTGCAAAATCCTGGGCTCTGTCCTCATCATTGTCGAGATCCGCGAGTACCTTAACCGTGTAACGGAAGGACTTGATGATCCGCCGATAGATCTTTTCTTCTATTCCGCCTTGAAGGGCATATTGCACCTTGGCGAGAAAAGTCGGCAACAGTGATTCCACTATTTGGACCGCCGGTATCGTACCGGACCACTCTCGGCCAATGATGGCCTTGAGCGTGTTCGCGACGCTTATCTGGAGGTTCATAGTACCCCTGCTTCGAAGCATCGCAGCTGCAACCGTACAGCCAACGGCGTTCGGTTCTTGCACATGGAGCTGACAAGGCTCGCTGCGCGTGGGATGAACAGGCTTAGAAATGCTTTCTCTAAG